TTGAGTATTGGAAACAGACCGATGCTAACGGCATTCAGAGACCTACGACATTGGCTTCTGCGAACGGTTATCTCGTTATTATTGACGATGGCGTTCCGGTTGATACAACTGCTGAGGGTTATCCTAAGTATACCACCTACTTGCTTGGAACAGGTGTTCTGAGGTTTGCACCGGGCAGACTTGATGTTCCTGTAGAAATTCATCGTGACCCTGCTAAGAATGGTGGACAGGATACTTTATATACCCGTATTAGAGAAACCATTCATCCTAACGGCTTTAGCTTTAAGGTTCCGACCACCGGCTGGACTGAATCTCCTACCGATACTCAATTGTTCGACAAAAATAATTGGGTTCGTAAGTTTGATGCTAAAGCTATTCCTATGGCAAAGCTCATTACCAATGGTTAATAGAAAGGGGTGTAGCGTGAGTGGCAGATATAAACTCAAAACTCGACCTGTTAAAAGGTTTGCTTGGTATAAGCGGAACGGATGAGGATGCGTTGCTGCTCACGCTCCTATCCATTGCCGCACAAAAGATTCTCGACCGAGCATATCCCTATGATCCAACGATTATAGAGGTTCCGGCTCGTTATGAAACTAAACAGGTTGAAATAGCGGCTTACCTCTATAATAAACGAGGTGCGGAGGGACAAATCTCTCATAGCGAAAATGGCATAAGCCGTACTTATGAGAGTGCTGATGTGCCGGAAAGCCTTATGAGGGGTATTACCCCATATGTGGGGGTGTTCCGATGAGAGCATTGGAACGAAACAAACAGACGATCTATTATGCTCTTTATGAAGGTAAAAAACCTGTTTTCGATGAGTACGGTAACGAAACCGGAGAGTATGAAATATTGTATTCCTCCCCCACCGCTTTACGAATAAATGTGTCGGCGGCAAAAGGTGAAAGCTCGACAAGACCATTCGGTGATACCGAAAACTACGATAAGGTTTTAATGACAGATGACCTAAGCGTACCAATCACTGAAACAAGTATTTTATGGATTGATTCGCTCGATACTCGAAAACCGCATGATTATATTGTCAAGAAGGTTGCAAAGAGTTTGAATAGCGTATCAATTGCTGTAAGCAAGGTGAATGTTAGTGCGTAAAATATCGTTCGGTTTATCTGTCAAAGAAATCAACCGTGCGATGAAAGAAGTTGAAAAGTACAAATCTGAATTGAACGCTAAAATATCCTTGCTGATTGAAACTCTTACGGATTACGGCGTAGAGATTGCAAAAGTACAAGTACAACAACTTGGAGCATGGTACACCGGGGAGCTTGAATCGAGCATTAGCGGTTATTTTAGTCCATCGACGGGGGTTGGCATCATCAAGGCGGGTGCGCCATATGCAGTTTATGTTGAATTCGGAACAGGTGTTGTAGGCGCAGGTTCCCCCCACCCTGCCCCCGCAGGATGGCAATATGATGTGAACGCGCATGGTGAAAGCGGCTGGTGGTATTACAACGATAGAGATGGAAAAATGCACTGGACGAAAGGAATGCAGAGCCGTCCTTTCATGTATAACACAGTACGGGAATTAGAGCAGGAATGCGTAAGAATCGCAAAGGAGGTATTTAGCCGTGATTGATATAGAGTCTATAATTTTCCAAAGGTTGTCAACCGTGTTGAGAGCCAATTACAGTGAAATATCAGTCTACGGTGAGTATGTTAAAACTCCTGCTGTATTTCCGTGTGTGACAATTGAGGAAAAAGACAATTATGTTTTAGAACGAACTCAATCGAGCGGAGGAATTGAGAATCATGCCGGACTCATGTACGAAATAAATGTGTACTCTAACAAAAAGACCGGTAAGAAAAGTCAATGTAAAGACATTTTCTCTCTGATCGATAGAGAAATGCAGGACATGGGTTTTACACGAATCATGCTGAATCCAATTCCGGATATAGACGATGCCACCATTTATAGAATGGTCGGCAGATATAAGGCGGTAGTATCGACCAACAAAACAATTTATAGGAGGTAAAGATTATGGCTATTACTACCTATGGCATAACTTTGAAATGGGGAACCAACCCCGAATCTCTGACAAAAAAAGTCGACATTAAAGATTTTCCAGACCTCGGTGGTGCTCCCGAATTACTTGAAACCACTCATTTTTTGAATCCTGCTCAGACATTTGTCCTCGGCATTCAGTCTATGGATGCTATGGAGTTCACTGCGAACTACACTAAATCCGATTACGAAGCAGTATTAGCAGACGCAAATAAGAAACTGTATTATGCCCTTGAATTTGGAATAGACGGCTCAGAAGGTGTTTTTGAATGGCAGGGTGAACATACTGTTTGGGTGACGGGAGCCGGCGTAAATGCCGTTGTTGAAATGAAAATCGGTATTGCACCTTCCACCAAACCTACTCTGAAAACAGCTTAATGGGGGTGTAGACAATGGCTAAACAGATTACTTTTGAATTCGAAGGTAAGAAATATGTACTTGAATTTACAAGGAAGTCCATAGAAACAATGGAAAAACAGGGTTTTATCGCAAGCGATATTGTTGAAAAACCTGTATCTACTTTACCGGCATTGTTCGCAGGAGCATTCCTTGCTCATCATCGCAATGTAAAGCGTGAGGTAATTGACAAGATTTTCGACAAACTCACCAACAAGCAAGAGTTGATTAGTAAGTTGGCTGAAATGTATAACGAACCTATCATGGCTCTTTTGGATGAACCGAGCGAAGATGAGGGAAACTTGAATTGGGGAGCGAACTGGTAAACTCAGCTCCCCTCCCTACTTATACCGAGCTATTTTACGAGCACTTTCCATTTTATTTGTCAATAGGTATGACCTACGACCAGTATTGGAATGACGATTGTGAATTGGTGGTTTATTACCGTAAAGCTAACGAGTTGAAAAACGCTCGAAAAAATCAAGAGTTGTGGCTTCAAGGAATGTATATCTACGAAGCGTTATGTTGTGTGTCACCCGTATTACATGCTTTTGCTAAAAAAGGTACGAAACCACATCCCTATCGGGATAAACCTTATCCCATCTCGGCTGAAGAAATCAAAGAGCATAAGGAAGCTATGGAAAAAGCAAAACGGAAAAAAGCGATGGCTGCTTTTATGACATGGGCATCGCAACTGGATTTACCAGATAAGGTTGAACGAGAGGAAGTGAGTGTAGATGTCCACCACGATTGATAGTTTACAAATAGAAATAACTCAAAACTCACAACAAGCGGTGGACGGCTTAGATGCGTTGACCGCTTCTCTCGGTCGGCTCAGAACTGCATCCAAAGGTGGAGTGGGTCTTACTGCTGTAAGTAATCAGCTCAAGAAATTAAACGATGTTGTGAATACGATGCAAGACCCCTCCACCAAAATATCTCAGCTTGTTTCTGCATTAAAGCCGTTAGAGTCTATAGGCAAATCCAACCTTAATTCCACGATAAATTCACTGAAAAAGTTGCCGGAACTTACTAAGCAATTAGCCGCTATTGATATGGGTGCGTTTGCTACTCAGATAGATAGGGTTGTTTCGGCGTTGAAGCCGTTGGCTACCGAGATGAATAAAATTGCAGCCGGGTTTAGTGCATTTCCTTCCCGAATTCAAAAACTTATTATAGAGAACGAAAAGCTCTCCGCATCCAATACTAAGGCTGCTAAGTCTTTTGGCATCTTGGGGACGGGCATAAGCCGTTTACAAGCTAAGTTCGGAGTTTACTATTTGGCATTTCGAAAGATTACTTCTCTTGTAAGAGACTGGGTTAGTGAGAGTAATAATTATGTTGAGAATTTAAACCTTTTTAGAGTTTCCATGAGAGAGGCTGCAGATGAGGCACTGGATTTTGCCTACAAGGTAAGAGACGCTTTCGGCGTAGACCCGTCCGAGTGGATTCGTTTTCAAGCCGTATTTCAGAATATGGCTACTGGTTTCGGTATAACGGCGGACAAGGCAACGGTTATGTCTAAGGGTCTAACACAGTTAGGTTATGATTTGGCTACAATTTTCAATGTTGATTATGAAGTGGCTATGCGGAAACTTGAAAGTGCCATAGCCGGTCAACCTCGTCCGATGCGTGAGTGGGGTTTTGATATATCGGAAACCACTTTAAAAATGGTAGCCTTAAATCATGGTATAAAAAAGAATGTAGAGTTGATGACTCAAAATGAGAAAGCCCAGCTTCGATACATTCAATTGATGGAAACGGCTCAGAAGCAGGGGATTCTTGGGAACTTTGCAAGAGAAATACATACACCTGCTAATGCGCTTCGTATTTTGAACCAACAGTTACTTCAATTAAGAAGAGCATTAGGAGACATGATTATTCCAATATTAATGAAAATAATCCCTTATATTCAAGCATTCGTAAAGGTTATTACCAATGCGGTGAGAGCGATTGCTACTCTGTTCGGATTTAAACTTCCAAAGATTGATTATTCCGGATTAGAAGGTCTTAAATCCGGAGCAGAAGCCGCAGAAAATGCTATAGGAGATACCACCGCTGCGGTTAAGAAATTAAAGAGCGTGACAACAGGTTTCGATGAACTTAATATCATTCCCCAAGATGACGGTAGCGGTTCCGGTGCAAGAGTCGGGGGAGTTGGCGCAGGGGGAGGT